CGCTACCTATTAGATGAATCAAAACAACCAAAGCAACAATATTGTTTTCCAAGTTGTACATCAACTCCGCACTCCATACATTCGCTTTTTTGTTCTGACGATTCTAAATGTTCGTTTAATTGGTGATCAAATACATCCATAGCTATTTTTTTTCTAAATGATTAATTTCTCTTTCCAGGCAAATAATCGCCTTTTCTAAATCCTCAATCTCTGTGTCTTGGCTTTTTACTCCGGCCCTTACAATGTATTTAACGGCGTTTCCTCTAGCAAAGGATAGGTTGTAATCGTTTGCTATATCTATAACGTCATAATTGGCGCCATTGTCGTAGTGTTTTGGTTTGCTCATTATACGTTAAAAATTAATCCGGTTAATAATCTTACGATGAAATAGCTAGGCGCTAAAATCATTATTAAAGTTTGTAGTTTTTTCATTTTGTTTGTTTTAAATTATATTCTATCGTCTTTGCTTATTGTATGTTATAAGGTTAATAATTGAAATTCAATAAAATTTAATTGATTGTAAGGCTTACCATATTTTTTTAATGATAAAAGTTCTAATTGTTCTTTTGTGTAATTTTTCATTTTGTTTGGTTTTTAAAGGGAGGTTTTACCCTCCCGTTAGTTATTAATTCTCAACTATATGAGTTGTGTAATCATAAATTAATTGAATTTGATTTTTCAAAGATAATTTTGCTTCTTTGGATTCAATATTCATTTCGTAATAGTGTTGTAAATAATCCTGAATTAATCTTTTTTGTTCGTGTGTTAGCTTCATAATATTTTTGTTTTAAAGTGGTAGTTTGTTTTCCACACTCCAAAGATAAAACCTTTTTTGGAATTAAAAAAATATTTTCAGTTTTATTTAAAGTTTTTTTTCATTTTATTCATAACCCCTTGTAAATTAAGGGCATAAAAAAAGACCTAGAAATTAATCTAGGCCCTTTAAAATAAATTATTTTAGTTATTATGGAGTTTCTAATGATGCGATTGCAGTTGCAAAAGATCCATTAACAAACGCATTTGGTAAGTAGTTTGTTAAAGCAACTCTTTCGCTTACTCTAACAGTTACAAATCCATCTCTTACGTTAGTTCCATCTTCTCTAAAGAACTCAACATTTACACCTTGTCTAACCCATAACTGAGTACCAACACCAAAGTTTCCAATTAAGAAACTTCCGGCAGCGATAGCAGTGTTCTGAATTACTTTAACACCTGAAAAAGATGGTTGTAATCCGTTATAAACTTGGTCTTTCAAGTATTTGTTAGTTGAATCTTTTAACAATAAAATCTTGTTAAAGTCAGTAGGATTTAACATAATACAATCAGCGTTGTAGTTTAACAAAGCTAATTGGTTTAATGCTGCAACGATAACGTCAAACTCATTAGCAGACTCAACAGACTGATAAAAAGCACCACTTGAAGAAACATCAAAGTCAGCTGCGTCAGTAATGATTCCGCTTAAATTAGCACCAGTTCCGTCTCCGCTTAATATTTGAGTATCTTCAACTTCTAAAAGTTTCTCAGGCGCTCTTGCAGAAAGGTAAGACGTTAATTGTGGCGTATCAGCCAACATTTCCTCAGAAATACGGAAGTAAGTTCCGATTTTTCTTACGTTAGCATCAGCCGCAGTCATATCAAAATCAGATTGTCCTAAAGTTGTACCCTCAGCAGTTGCAGCAGCGCCATTAGAATATCCTGATTCTTTTACATATCGTACAACATCAGATTGAGTTGATCCAGTAGCTAGTAATTGTCTTACGTGAACTGGTCTTGTTGGGTCAAATTTATAACCTGGTACTCTGTCCGCCGGAATTACCTCCCCAGTAAAATCGGCTCCGGTAGTCATATCCGCTTTCAATTCAAATGATGCGCTTCTTGCATTACCTTTTGCAAGGCCCTCAACCGCTCCATTATCCAAGGCCTCTTTTAAAGCACTTTTAAAAGTTACTTTCTTTTGGCTATTGAATTGTTTTTTGTTTGCTACCTCCATAGCGTCTAAACGCTCGTTTAATTTAGTAGCCATTCCGCTAACTTCTGATTTTACAATCTCGTTAGCTTTTTCAACAACGTTGTTTACAACGTCTGAATTAGATTTTTCAATCTTTGCGTCAATAGACTTGCTTATTCCGTCTAATTGATCTTTTAATTTTTCGTCCATTTTTTACGAATTTAAAGAATTTAATAAATAGTTATACACTTGTGAATCATTGTTTTTTACTTCAATACTCGGCGAAGTGATAATTTCTGTCGGCTTCGTGAACTCAATAAATAATGATTTTAATTTTAATACTTCTGCTTCAATAGCGTAACCCATTTCGTCTGAAATGTCGCCCTTGCGCAATAGTTTAGAAAGGCTATCGTATCGTTTAGAGACTTTTTCTAAATCTACATTTCCTTTTACGTCTAATATTTTAGCTTGGTCATTAGCTGCCAATGTAACGGCGCTAATTTCATATAGTTTAACCTCGTTGATTTCTCTATAATCTCCTTTGTCTTGCTTTTGTATTGGTAATATACCTACACTATTTTCGGTTATTACTCCGCTTTTCATTAATTCAACAACATCTTTTCCTAGTTGCGTTTTAGCAATCTCTGCAACAAAAACTAAACCTTTGTCATCCTCATAAAGTTCGGTCATTTTCCCGATTGGTTGATTCATATCGTGTTGATATAAATATTTAACTCTCGAGCCATTCTCGGCGATTGTCTTTTTGTAAGCGCCTTTCATAATTATATCAGAATCAGAATCTTTGTTTCCAAAGAATGACCCGTAGCCTTTTATGATTCCGGCCTTTTCATCCGCATCGATTAACTCTCCAACCGGAGCCGCTTTATAAAGAATTGTATTCATATAGAAAATTTTTGTAAATATACGATTTTTAAATTTTTTGATTTGCACCAAATGAAACACCAAAACCAATGTTTGAAATTTCTCCGGTTGCTTGTGCAGTTTCTTTAGGAAATACCGCTATTGAACAACGGCAGTTAATTACCTCACTAGCCGGGCCGCTTGGGTCACCTGGGTACATCATTAAAGCACCTCCAACCATAAACGGCTCATTTTGAGGTATTGGCTCACTTGCACCGGCTTCGGCGTGAGTAGACCTTGTTCTGTCATCAAAAGAAGCAATCCATTCTTTTTGTAAATCTTCAGCGGGAAATATTGTTTCAGCGGATTTAATTGTTGCAAAGTTAGCAGCGTTTGTGGCCTCTGTTCTAACAAGTCTTTGCGCTTGAAATGTAGAATATTTATTAAATTGGCTTCTTAATATTCTAGTTTTTTCGTCAATACCTGAATTTTGAAAATCAATATCAGTTAGTAAATTTTGAGTAACTTTTACAAGCGTTTTTTTTGCAGTTCCACTTACTAAAGTAACCCTTTCAGCACCTACGGCAGACCCTAAAGCTGCAAATGTATTGGCCCACTGATCAATAAATTGATTTGGGTTTACGCCCTTTTTAATATACTTGTCAAAATTTCTTGCATACCATTTGGCAAATTGCAAACCAATGTCCCCGTATAAATCTCTGTATATTTTTATTATATCGCTAGTATTAAACAACAATTGAAACGTTGTTTGATTTGAAGATAAAAAAGAATTTACACCTCTAAAATATTGCTCTTTATAGTATCGCTTTACTTTAGATAGTTGTTTTTTTTCGGCTTTGTTTAATTCCTTTTCAAAAGCCTTTTGCCATTTATCCTTTTTTATTGGCATAGGTTGCGACTTTAATTCCTTTAATTTCTTTTTTAGGTAGGGTTTGCTTATTTAAAAACTTGTTTACGTCAACATCTATTGGCTCAATAGGCAAATCAATATCGCTTGGATTTGTTGGAATTAAATTAGCCGGAATAAAATAATCGTCTAGCGTCGTATTTTCTTCATCTTTTCCGTAGTTCATTGCAGAACGCTTTTCGTTTGGAGTAATCCACCACGCTTTAGATAATTGTTCAACAACCTTGTCAGTTTCCTCTTGTAGCTCGGGAATTACAGAAAAATCAAATTCAATACAAAGTTTTTCCCCATATTTAGGCGCCAACCATCTGTTTAATTCGTCTTTAATTTTTATTAGTTCCGGAATAACTGCGTTTTGATACAATGCTTTTTTAGCCTCTTTCATATTGTTGTAAGAAGAAGAATCTGTATTATTAAGCAATTGTACTGGCACATTGTAAATATTACATAAATCTTTTATTGAGGCGTTGTATTGCGCTATTAAAGAAATATCAGACGCATTTAAACCAAAATTAATCCAAGACATTTTATTTGGAGTTATAATAATATCTCCGGCATTGTCCGAGCCTTGGTGCTGACGTCTAAATTTATCTTTTAATTGTTGTGCTTGTACCACGGTAATATCGCCCATTTCAGAGGTTAATAAACCCCTTGCAGTTTGGTTTTGTAAATATTTTACTCCGGTTTGTACCGCTTCATTGTTTGTTGTTAGTGAACGTAAACCCGCTCTCAACGGCGATTGTCCGTACATATGCGATCCAGTACCGTCATAATAGGGATTGAAGTCTTTAATATGGCATATTTCAGACGCATCAATGTATTTTGTTCCGTTGTATTCTAATTTATATTTAGACACCGGCTCCATTATACCATTAGATATAATCTCCATCACTTGCGATGGCATAACATACAACTCAGTAAATTTACCAACATTTGCTCCCGTATCAGGGCCAATTCCGTAAATGTATCTATTACCGGTTAATTTACCAAAGGCAATCAATTCAGTTAGCCAAGCGTTGTAAGACTGTGCCGGATTTGGTCGCTCTAATATTTTATGTAACTCAGTATCTTGTAATTCAACCAATGCGTTT